GAAAGGTTTGTTTGGATTCAATGCCAAACAAATTATTGAAAAAGAAATATTTCAACTATAAAAACAAATGAAGGTATGAAGTATTTAAGAATACATACTGCGTTGTGGGCTATAATATGTCTTATATCTGTATTGTTTAATGCAATATGTTATATTCTTTATGCTTTTGTTAGATTCCTTTGGTGTTTCCAGGTTGAAAAATGGAGCGATTTTAATAGATGTGATAATCGGTGGAATAATCATTGGGATGGAACTACATACGTAGACCACACACCACTGGATACTTTTAGAAGATATTTTAATATGTTTGATTAACAACTAAATATACATCTGCTTGATAGTCTACTTGCCGATATAGCCTCATAGCAGGCACATCAGCCTCCTTAGCCGGCACACCTTCTCGTTGAAGTTGACCGGCTCAAAGTCAAGGGAGTCAACCAGGCGGTCAATCTCGCGTCTGGCTGACTCCCTTTTTAATTTTCTTATTTCTTTTTTATTCGCTTTACGCATAGCTTTTCCCGTTTATGTTTGCGGCAGTCGCATATAAACAACTGCACATCCTCGTACAACATCCTACCTAAATAACCGGCCAAATACGCTACTTCTTCACCTCCTATAGGCATTTTAAATGCCGTAGCTATATGATCCTCCAAATGGCGGCATTCGTGCTTTAGGGAGTTTAAAAACTCTTCCGGGGACGAAGTCTTGCTTATGACCATTACAGATTTCCGTAGCTTGTAATTGGAGTACGTGACACCGGTATCAAGTTTGCATGACACCAAATTATTGTAAGCCTCTCTTGCCTTGTCTTTCGGACAATCTATTGATTTCAACAAACCTATGATCTCTTCCGTATAATAGCAGGTGACACGATAAAATATATGCACCTGCCAATCGTACTTCATTATGTATAGGCCTCTTCTTATCATATTTACATCATTTCATCCCAAATAATAGGCGTTCCAGAACCGATGCAATCAGCATAGAAACGAGTAAATACAATACCATCGTAAGCATCCGGATCGTCGCAAACGTTCTTCACGTATAAAGCAGCATATTGATCATGGGGAATGGAGGAGCCAAGAAAATCAGCCTTGCACATATTGGCAACATACACATAGTCATAGCCGCCTTTCTTCTTTACATCGACGTTATATTTTTTAAGCATTTCGTCGATCTGCTCTTTTGTCCAGGGCTGTACCTTTATTTTCTTGCCAGTTCCATCTTCTTTTTCCATCATGGAAATAGCCCAATCACACATAGCCTTAGAAAAATGCCAGCCATATGCGCTTAAATAAGCTTTCATCCCCGAAGGAAAATCATCGTACATATCTAATCTCATATCTTTACTTTTTAAGAAGGGGCACAATGTCCCCTTCTGATTTAACGTCTGCGTCTGCGGTATTCCCCGGCATACCGTCCGGTTCCTCTCACGCCGCGCCTTTCACCGAAACCTTCTCCACCGCGTCTCCACATATCGCGGAATTCATCGTCGTCGTCATCGTCATCGTCTCGGAATCCCATACCGCCTTCCATTGCTTTTCTCTTGCCTTCCTTGCAACCAAGTTTATAGGCTTCTTCTATCGCTTCCATCAAGTCTTCGTCTTCATAAGCATCGAACTCTCTGAAAAGCTCTTCTAGTTTTCTATTTGATCCCATAATTATTACTTTTTAGTTGTTTCCTTAACTCCAAGCTGTTGCATCAATTGCTTGTTTAGCTCCATAAGTTCAGACATGTTCTTGCTCATATCAGACATCTGGGCCTTAAGGGTGTTGATTTCCTGTTCTTGACGTTGCTTTTCTGCAAATTCAGGATTGATCATTGTCAACATCTCATCGCAGGATGCTATCACGCTGAGATCATAGTCCCGACTGTTAACCCTATCCAATCTTTTTTGTTTTATCATGGATATTTCATTGTTCATCGCATCGCGGGAACATGAGACAACAAGATTCCCGTTTTGCCCAAAGTCGGCTATATCACTACCGGAGGGAAGATTCTGAAACGTCGTGTTCTGACCATTAATATTAGCCACGACATCTACGACCATCTCCATCTGAGGTATCTGCCCCATAGGAGCGGGCATAGGATATTTAGGCTTGGGTGCAGAAACGCTTACCACAGAACCAATCTCTATGAAATGTTTGGCTTCCTTATGAAGAATATACAACTGATTATTTACTCGAAGATTCTGAAACATGATTGTTTGATTTTAAAGGAGTGTGGTTATTGCAATTTTTACAACAACCACAGAGCTCCATGTTAATTACTACTTGCTTCGCAAAGAAGCCGTTTCTGCTGTAGGAGCCGGAGTAGTTGTCGGTCTATATCCACCATTAACAAGATACAATTCGTTCGTGTATTTGTTGTAATGGATCTCATAGATACCCGGACCGGCAAGGTTCTCTACTCGCACAGGCACATCGCCGTAAGCCATCAACGGTCTCGTGTCTCCGTTCGTCCCTATCAGAATGGGCAGTGTTGCTGTTGTTCCAGCCGGGATAGCTTGACGGAGATTGACATAGAAACCGCCTACATAATCCCGGTTACGAAACGCATGGTTCGGAAGCTCTAATGTCACGTTCTCCGTCCCTACCGTCACAGCCACCGTTGGCAAGGTGTTAAAGTTTGCCCTGCCAAGTGAAGGGAACGGAAAAGGAAATCCTGTAAAAAAGTTAGGCCACATAATTACCTCCTTTCTTACCCGGATCAACCCCAGTAGTTATTGCAACCACATCCGTAACCGCCGCGTCCATAAGCCGCGTCACCGGCATAAGCACCGAAAGCGGCCGCACGATAGGTTTCCGGGTTATACACCTGCAACTGTGGATAAGGAACGGATACCGTTGGAGGCATCTTGCACTTGATACCGTCTACATCACTTTGCAATGCCTGCAAGCCGGCTACCAACGGCGCGATCTGCTGACCGAAGTTGCTCAAGATTGTCGCATTCTGATTACGCTGAGAGATTTCCCCCTCCAAAACTGCAATTCTTGCATCCCTTGCAGCAAGGGCTTCCTGCTGACGGCGTGCCTCTGCGGCATCCATCTTGGCTACAATAGCCTGGAATCCTTCACGGTAAGCGTCCGACAAAGAACGAGTATTCCCTTCCATTGTACGTGTAAGCGTATTCATGTTTTCGCAACTCGCTAAGCGACTTTCATACCCCTGTCGTTCAATCGCAGTCTGCGTTTTGCAGCAACAATCGGCTAATAGAGCAAGGATAGATTGATTGCCCTGCATAATTGCAGTAATGATACTGTTGGTATTCTGTCCCATCTGATTGCCTAAACCGCATATTGCCTGAGATACAGAGTTAATACCAGCAAGGATTTGGTCTGAAGATAAATTCAACGCCTGGGCAAGTGATGCAATGTCCACGCCGTTGCGATTAAGCATTTGCATAATCATGTCTCTTCCTTCATTGGCACCCTGATTGTTGTTTCCGCCTCCAAAACCGAAGTTGCCGTTGCCAAAGATGGCAGCAATCACAATCAACGCAATAATGTCCTGAAAACCGCCGTTGTTCCCGAAGAAACCACCGTTACCGCCTCCACCGTTCATTAATCCCATGAGGTAACCTGTGTCAATACCTCTGTTCTGCAAAGACGGAAGGATTGATGCAAGTAAGCCGTTACTCGCTCCACCTGCCCCGTCTTGATTAAATACATAAGTTTTTTCCATTGTATTTTAAATCTTAGTTACGGTCAATATCAACCGCATCGCAAATGTCGCAAAACAGTAATTGTATTGAATGGTAGAATGTTGTAGGCTTGTTGTAAAGTTGTTGTTAAACTGTCTGATTTTTTTACTTGTTCCCTTTACCGATTAAAAAATTTACGGATCATTTGATAATTTCGGCGGGAAAAGCTTGATGCGCCGGGAATCATATCCTATTCAAAAAAAATACGCTGCCAATTTCTTGACAGCGTACAAATTCTAAGGGAAGCTATAATGATATTGAAAGGAGCTCTTCACCTAACTTGTGTAATGCCTTTTCTAATTTCAAATTTTGCTCTGGCTTAGGGTTTCTATTACCTGACGCATAATGCCACAATTGCTTTTGATTGATACCAGTAATACGCTCTAATCCGGCTTTTGTAAATATGCCAGAATAAAAATCCAAGAGGGATTTTACATCCATTTTGAAAATTAATTCATAATCCCCTTTGAGTTCTTCCGGTATATCGCAACCAAGTTCTTTGCATTCAACGATAAAAGCTTCTATGGCTTCTATCATATTCATTTTTATTTCATCCACGGTCTTTCCGGTGGCAACTATGCCTCCAAGGCCTTCAATAAAAGCAGAATAATTATTTTCTGCTCTTTCAATAATAATTTTCAATGATTTATTTTCCATATTGTGCCACATAAAACTTAATAATGCCATCTTATTAAAAGAGGTACGGAAACAGCAGGACTATTTAAGCCCTGCTTCCCTTAAAATGGAATTTAATGTCCCGTCTTTCAGATCATTGCTTAGGTTGCCCGGTATAACTATAGGCCTTCTGGCTCCTTTCTTATAAAATATCCGGTGATCCCCACGCATTCGGATGAATTCCCATCCATTATCTTCAAGCATGGAAATTACTTCCTTCACTTTCATTACCACGTGTACCTCCTTTTTTAATTTAAAAGTACCCTTCTTACAACGAAGAATCGACAGCACAAAGATAACTATTTTTCTACTATTAGCAAATAAAATGATAACTATTTTTCTACAAAAGCAAAATAATTACACAAGTTCTATCTATAGGCATATTTCACCGCTTTTTCTTTGCAGTTTCAGAAAAAAGGCGTATGTTTGCGGTGTCTAAATTTTCAAAGCGGTACGTTACCGCTGGCTTATGTCAGCGTTTTTTGTGCCCATACATATACGATATTGTTATATAATAATATAACTGCGCCGTGTCGTGGAGTAGAAATACCCACGGAGTTTTGCTTTGAAGACTTAGACAACACGTAGCGCAGTTTTTTTTATGTCTAAAAAATATTCTTCAATATTTTGCCATATCACTATTTTTTCTTTCCTTTGCAATGCTAAACAATTATAAGAGTGGGCAACTCTTATGTAATCCGTAAGGGTTATTTTTATGCCCAATACATATTAGATATATTGTTATATATAAGATATAGCACACGAACGGTGGGGTAACAGAAATGTCCCCAAAATTAATCTTATGATTGTTTAGCAGCCGTGAACGTGTGCTTTTTTTATTTTTATGCTAAACAATCAAATTTTATCCAAAGAGAGTAGCGAAAGCGAAATCAAAGCGTATTTTAACGCAGTATTAAAGTTGTCACAATCAGCCAACGAGTTCCCCGTAAATCTTGATGAGGTGTGGCCTCTTGTTTATTCTGAAAAGAGCAAGGCTGTCCGCGCATTAAGAGATAATTTTATTGAGGATGTTGATTTTATCACCATAGCCCAAAATGGCGAAGGTGGTAGATTTGCTTCAACAGACTATTATCTTACCTTATCTTGCATGGAGTTTTTCATCGCCCGAAAAGTGCGTTCTGTTTTCGAGGTCTACCGTCAAGTTTTCCACAAAACAGCTAACAAATCTTTGCCAACTTCCCGTAAACGTTCCACCGGACTTACAACAAAAGTAAAGGCTTCACTTATGTGGATAGAGGGCGTAAGTCGGTATCTAAATCTGAACGACGCTTCAAAACTCGGATTATTAAAGCAGGTAGCCGAACCGTTAGGCCTCCCTACTCCCGACTACACTCCATCGAAAGGAATCCTCAAATCGGCCAGTGCTTTATTGAAAGAAAACGGTTCATCTATGAGTGCACAGCAGTTCAATGCGAAACTAATAGAGAAAGGATATCTTAAGGAGATAACCCGGCTATCCTCAAAGGGTGGAACAAAGAAATTTAAATCCATTACAGATAAAGGAACTTCATTTGGAGAGAACCAGGTGAACCCAAACAATCCGAAAGAGACACAACCTTTATATTACGAGGACAAATTTGCAGAACTTCTTCAAATTATTAAGATAGCATAATAGCATTATAACTTAGACATTTAGAGGTACGGCGTAAGGACGTACAGCCAATATTATACCAATTAATAAACCAAAAAAATAATTACAAAATCATGGAATTTAAAGATTTAGCAACAAAGTTCGAAGGTCTTACAGCAGATCAAGTAGGGGTATTAGCAGAGTTCGGCAAAAATATTTTAGATGATGCCGGCATATTTTGTTCGCCTTACTGCTTGCTGGGTTTAATTCGGGATATACTCAAAACAGAGGAGTTCGATTTTGAGAGAAACAGACTTACAATAGATTCACTTTTACATATTGTGGAATTAGCCAATGAATTAAATGAGCAGTGTTGGGATGAACATAAAACCCCGTTCGGACTTACAGGCATTAGAAATGACAACCAATATGTCGGATTAGATAACGAGACTAAAATAATAGCATCATGATTGCTACATAAATAACATAGACCCGCATGTTGGGGCTTCGTACCCGGCGTATCACGTTTGGAGGGCTGTTTAACACACAAAGTTATTCGGCCCTTCGTTATATCTATTATGATCAGATAAAAATAGGGGATTCCTGTACATCCCCTTAAAACAGCATTACGCCAATTTCTTGTCATCTATCAAGAAAGAAAAGAAACGAGAATTTTTAGGATAAATCCTCTTCCCATTTTTCACAATATATCGACAGAAAATACGGATTTTGCCGTCTTTTTGCGTTTGATCTTTCACATTAACACCTCCTTTCCGATTTGTCCACCGACCTGTATCGGCAAACTATATTAGTTACACCCTGTCAAGCATAACTAAAAAAGCCCAAAGCTACAGGACTATGGGCTTATGTCTTTTTCTCTGAAGGGAGATAGGACGGAGGTGGCGAATGACAGTTCGCCGGATTGGAGGTGTTAATGTTCCAATCAAACGCATTGCAAATATATAAGTTGAAACTATAATAACGATATACGGTTAGCAATATTTAAGTATAATTTACAAACTCCTTAATGGCATACCAAGCGACTCACGTATATTCCTAACTATAACCTTTAGCAGATAATTTCTGCGTATTCTGTCAGGGTAGATATTTTTCAACTTGTTGATCGATTGCTGCGTAAATCCGGTAAATGACGATATTTGAGATTCACTGAATTTATATTCAGATAGTATAACAACCATGATACCGCGTGAATCAACAATATCACTTCGTTTACACTTTGACAGTATCAGGTCTTCTGATACTTCTGTCTCTTTAGAGACAATTCTTAATATTTTGGCAAAGATTTCAGATTTACACATAATGTTTGAATTTTAGTTATATCTTTGCCTTCGCTACATAAAACTTATCGCACATAATGCAACAAAAGCATAGACATTCATGTTGAAGATATTAAGTCCCCAACGTGCGAGTGTCTATGCTTGTGTATCAGTTTTATGTAGCAGTTAAACGTGATACGTTGGGGGCTTTTATTTTACTTCCCAGCCCCATAGGAAGAGACTATGAACAAAAGTCTACTGCTTCAGTTTGTAAACCATCCGGCCAACAACGATCAGTATTATGACAATGACAGCCGCCATCGCCCAGCCGCCTACTTCTATCTTCATCCGTTGCCAGACTGTCAGCCTCTTTTCGATTTCAACCGGGTATGGTACTCGGATAGTATCTGTTCGGTTTATATATAGCGTGTCTACCCTGTCCTTGTACTTATAGATGTACCTGTACCGATATTCGGCAACGGTATCGCCTCTTTGAATTACAGAGACCGAATCATGTATAAGCACGCTATCGATCCGGGCCGAGTTAAAGAACACGCTATCAATTCTGACCGTTTCAACCGGGACATAACGGACTTGCGTACGGCAAGATGTAAGCATACAGATCAGTGCTATTATCAATAACCCGATCAAACCACCTAATAATTCGTCTTTGTCTCTTTCGTCCATCATAACAAGCTCCATCCGTCAATCACATCTGGCATATCAGCCTCTACCCCATTCTCCACACGGCTCATACCTGCCACAATACGGATCATCTGCTCACGGTCATTTACATTGATCGGATCGTCGGCCGGGATTCCGGCATAATCTGATACGGCCTTTACATAAGCTTCTGTATGGTTTTCTTTCGGTGGCGCCCACCGGGTAATCATCTTGCGGATAGTGTCGAGTTTGTAATTTTTGAAGTAGTTAGATAATATTTTAAACATCGCCCGGTAGCCGTAGGCCATTGTTGTAAACTGTTTAAAAGATTTATCCTCACTGGGCCTTACTTCTCCTTGGAACAAGTCGTTATTAATCCGAATATTACCAGGATTGTTATTTCTAAGTCCTCTTGCTGTCATAATATATTACTCCATTATCTAAATTAAACTTGTCTAAAACTCACTGGGTGGCTCTCGATCTGGACATCCATGTTTATTACATTTCCGAAAATCAAGAGCACTATTCCTAATTATCAATTCCGTATTCTTTTCAGTTAGCTCACGGATACGCTGACGCAATTCTTCTATTTTTGCATACAAAGTATCTATTTTAGTATCCAGTTCACCCACTCTTTTTTCCTTTTTCTCGTATAATTCTTTCCATTCATCAGCATACTGAGTAATGTTATCCGCTTCTGCTTTTTTAGCTTCTGCGGCAGCCTTACGTTTTCGAGATTCATAAAACATGAATGCTCCAATTAACGGCAGGCCCGCTGCGCTGATAAATGATCCTATCAACTGGACTATTTCTTGCATTTCCATCATTTAAAGTAAAAATAATATGCCTAAATAAGTGGATAATAAGGCTGCTATCTCAATCCAGAACATCGGCTTGCTCTGGTAGAACTTATACCAAAATGTGCCCTCTTTTTCTTTGGCAATGCTTAATACAGTATACCCTACATAGGAAAGCCATACTAACAACATTGGCCAGAGGTTCAATGCCACCCAAAGTTGCGATCCGGCAATACAGATGATTGCTCCAGCAGAATGCATCTTGCTCTCATAATCTTCTTTGAAATTGGGAGCTGAACCAACAAAGAACATGCCAGCACAGGACAGAAATGCAATCCATTCCGTGTTTGGTTTACTTACCTCCAATATTGCAGGCATCAATAAACCGGCAGTCAGCCACATCGTTGCCATAAACCACAATTTATGCTCCAGATAGTAATAGGTAGCACTTATGGAATAAGGTACACCCTTAGTCTTTACACACACGGCAGCCGTGTAGGCCGCAATAACAAGCATTGAAATAATCGTCAAAATAGTTATCATACCAATCTTACATTTATGTTAATCAATTCTTTCAAATGGGCATATACCGGATTAATCGTACCATAAAAGCAGTAATATTTCTTCCTTACGCCGTCTTCCATTTCCGTATAATACTTTCCCTGTTCAAGCGTCATGCCTGGCGCATAGAGTTTGGGATCGTATTCCGTGCCTTTGTGATTTTCGTCCATGCGCTCATAAAGAGCAGCCGTATCTACCGAAGGAGGATATATTTCGAGAACCGGATTTATCGGTTGCCGGACTTTCCATAACCAGTCATCGTTAATTACCCGGTTGCCGGTTTCCAACTTCCCGTTAATAAATTCTTTCCATTCCGCATGTGCGTATTTGGCACCAATCGCTTCATCATCCGTCAGTGACATTGCAGACACAGATTTACGGGTGATACGGGATAGTTGCTTCTCTGAATCGTGCGTTTCCGTGTATTTTACGGCTTCCTGTAATTCGGCTGTTGTTCTATGGATTACATCAGGGTAGCCCGTCACCTCAATCGCTTCTACATCTTCCACTGTCTCGGCAGCTTCAATATCAGAGAGTAACTTTTCTGATAGACCTATACAGATATCATTATAGTCTGCCATCTCATTGAGAGCTTCCAATAACAGAGATGATTTATACGAATTCCCGTTTACTTCAACCGTATCTTTTCGAGCACACTGGTCTTTTAGAGACAAACGATCGTATGTATATACATCGTTGTTCTCTATGTAATAGTGCCGGTAGTCGGTGTTGTAGACTTCCTGACGCTTCAAGTCTTTTGCAGTTTGAAGTTTTTCTTCCGGTGTCGGTTCGGGAATAGGCGTCAATTGCATATTGAACACTTCTTCTACGGATGCACCTTCGTTTGCCTCTTTAAAGGCAATCTGTTCTTCTGTCAGCAAAACGTACTTTCCTGCAACGTAATCCTCCCATGTCGTGCCGATATCGTAGTTTGCTGTATCAAGCTTTTCCGGCATTGTGACATATATGTTTGCTGCGTCTTTTTGTATATATATATATTTACTCATATCGCTTATATTTGTTTTTATTCTTCGTAAGCCCAGTATCGGATCAGGACGGTACCGTCACCACCGTCACCTTCTGATCCACCACCGCCACCATAACCACCGCCACCATTTACTCCACTTCCTTTACCTTCTTCATAGTCAGATACTCCTGCTTTTCCATATATTTCACCTCCACCACCTCCACCACCAGCAGCATTCCGTTTACCTGAAGATTCCCCAAAATCTCGAGTCGTATGACCTTGTCCTATACCTCCTTCATGAGCGCTGCCGTTTGATCCATTACCACCATCCGAACCGCCATTACCTCCTATAGAACCGCCTCCACCGCTACCTGAACCACCATCTGAACGCCATGGACCATTTTCGTATCCATCCATACTCCCTCCATAAGCTCTATAATTCGAGTTTAGAAATTGCGAGTATCCCCCATCATTAGGTGGAGTACTATTAGAACTTCTACTACTTCCTTTGCCAACTCTTATTGAAATTGACTGACCCGGTATAACAGGAATAGCATCACCATCTCTCCATCCGGATGTATCTTTTTTAAAGGTTTTTGTATATCCTCCAGCTCCTCCTGTATCTGAATATCCTCTATTGCCTCCGCATCCACCACCGACAAGAAACACATCAACCCACATACATCCCGCTGGAACCGTCCATGTGTAATTTCCTGCCGGATAAAACCGCTTCTGAAAGAATACTAACTTCTTACTTCCTATCGTCCTTCTTCTCAACATATCAATCCTTCTCTTTAACGGTTATTGAATACATGACACCACTCGTAGCGATCTTCAAAATAGACATCTCGAAAGGCACGCCGGAAGTAGTGGTAATAGAACTACCGGACATTGATCTAAAACTGCCAGTAGTAGGGATAGGCTGCGTAAAAGAAGCGGTAGGATTACAATCAAGGTATATCTCTTCGCCTACATTCAGTGCCCTTGCAGACTCATTTATCGACAGGTTTGAAGCGGAGGATAGGGTAGCCTTAACCAACCTCTTGCTTGTCGGTATATTCACAAGAGTGGTGACAGTATTACTCCCTGTGCTGAAGTTTACTATATCATCCACCTTCTTCTTGTCCTCCGCCGACATATACCCCGCTGTGGTGGGGGTAGCGATAGGGGGAGTGCGGTATTGACCGTTGCTGGAGAGGTATTTTGTACCATCACCTCTATTGGTTAATTGCAAAAGATTTGTAACCTGTGTATATGTTTTATCTGCAGAAATTTCGATAGCCAATATGGATATAGTTGCTCCAGTATTTTCATACATAATAGCACTTATTGTTATAAAATACTTTTCTTTAGGTTCCGTTGTTTTCGTAATAATTATAGGAATATACGAATCATCCATATATGCTAAAGACACTCTATTCTCCCACGCATTAACTATTTTTTGATAATTTTCATCTGATAATGTACCACTTTCATTTGGAAATAAAGTTGTCAAGTCAAGGTACTGATTGCTCGCCACTATCTCCGACCACGCCCCATTGTTACGCCCGTAGGTTTTTCCGTCCTTTGGAGCTTCCTGCACATAGTTCGACAAGTCGACCTGCGTACTGCCAATATGCTCCGGCTTCCCGTCTATGAAGATATACTCGTCGTAGATATCGTTTCCCGACCCGGATTTGGGGACAAGATAGATAACATTACTTTCCCCCGGTTCCGGGAGAGAGTCAACCTTCTGAAGCGTTACACTATTAATGGCTGATATCAAAGACTGGACTTCTTCCTTTGTGTATGTTTCAGACTTTAGATAGTAATTTGTTAAATCGTTTACCGCTTTTGTGATAAAACCACTATTGTTGGTCAGATCACTTGTTTTAGTTGGTATGGCCGGTTCGACATATTCCATGAACGTACCGGATGAACTGTTGTCTGAATCCGGAACAAACAAATACTTCTTTCCTGAAACAAGCCCAGCAGCGTCAACAAGCACATTACCCGTCCCTGATCCGGCAGGTCCCGTCTGACCGCGGGGAACGAAGAAATTCAAAATGTACTTCGGGTTGCCTTCGGGCGTCTCTCCATTCTCTACAACTTCAACTCTGGCTTCTTCCGAAGGATCAAGAGTTGTCGTTATCCCCTGTTCAAAGACTGCCGGCTGACCGTCTTTGCCTTTAGGGGTAGTCAGATTAAGAATATATTTGGGATTGCCATCTTCGTCTACTCCGTTCTTGGTAAAGCTGCCGGAAGGGGTTTCACCAAAGGTGGCGTTGACGGATTCTAAGATGGGAGTTTTACCGTCATCGCCGGGATTTCCCTTTAATGATTCCAGTTCTTCCGGTGTAAAATCTTCATAGGTGAATGGATCACCCTTTTCACCCTTCAATTCTGCCTTATCTTCTTCCGTCAAATCAGAAAAATGCAATTTCAACTCGTCTTTCTGTTCCGGCGTTAGATCGGAAAACTTCAACTTCAAATCATCGTAAGGGACAAGTACACGATAAGCCGTATCTTCTTCACTGGTGTACTTCCATTCAATGCCTGTGCTACCAGTACGGAAAACAGGAGTATCACCGGCAGTGCCTTTCAGATCGGACAAAGCAACAAGATTCTGCCAATTACCGTCTGTATAACGCCATTGGATATAGGTTTTATCCTGATTTACCTGCAAGAATACTTCACGTCCATCTACACCCTTCAAGACAGACAGAGCAACACGTACAAGCTTGTATGTGCTACCCAATACTTGAAAGGCGGGAAGAGAGGACACACCGGCAAGTGAACTTACCTCTTCGTACTGCCCCGGATCTTTCGCCGTAGACGCAATCAAATCCTCCACCGCTGCCGCAATCTTCTGCAAGTCTTCCGGCGTGATCGTTGTCCCGTCTGATAATATGATATCTCCTGCTGCCATAGGTGTTAATCTATTTTATTCCTCTGTTCAAAAATTGATTTTGCATCCGCCAATGCCGCTGTATATATAGCCTCGCTATCTGCATCCGGTATAGACTTGTCAAATGATATATTCTTGGTCCCGTCTGCATTGATGATTATGTAGCCGAAACGAACATCTGCCTTCTTGACTGTACCCGTTACCGACTTTACGTTTTCCCCTTCATCCTGTGTGATATTGTACTGTACTTCGTAACCTGCCACATTGTTCAGGTATGTGCTCTTGACCACTGATGATACTTGTTCGAGTGCCATAACTTATTCCTCCTTATCTTTAGTTTCTGTTTCGACTTCTGTTGCTGAACGCACAATGCTGTCTAATACAAATCTTTTGAAGCCCGGCTTGATGAGTTTCATCATTTCGTCAAATTCTTCATCAGGGATTTTGATATCCCCTTCTGAATAATAAATATTGCGTGCCAATTCACTCATTGGGACACTCTCTGATGCACGGTGCAGAGCGTTCCCAATCTCCTTTCGAAGATCATGATTTTGGTACTGATCAATTCCAACTTCTACATTTAACTCTTTGAAATTTACTTGTTTCATATTAATTTATTTTTTTATGAGTTTCTATTTATTATATACCAATTCTTATTGAAATACATCAAAATAGCGGAATCACCTTTACCCATCCAGAAACCAGTATTGCTTCCAGACGCTTCATTTATAGTATCTCCATTTTCATTTATGATATTATTATTTGTTCCTCCTTTAGCTGCAACATATATTCTCCCTGTAGCCCATTTTGTCACCAATAAAATGATAATAATGGCAGAGTTATCAACAACTGCATGTCCTGAATTAAAATAGCCAAATTCAGATTTTATTGCGCTATCACTCGGCAGATTGACTGTTATATCTGATGTAGGTTGATATATATAAGTCCTTTGATTTCGCAAATTCTTAGCCGATGAAAAACTGCTATCGCTTGGAGCAATATTAGGTCCAGTAAACACATCCTCTATGATCCCGAAATTTCCTTTGACACGAAGTCCTCCGTCACAATCTACAGCAATAGGCTTAACATCTGTGCTAGCATCCCCAGAAGCAGATACCGAAAGCCCATATGTCGTTCCACCAGAACTGGCCTTATTATGGTTCTTTATAATAGCCGTGCAAGTAAACGAACCTCCAGTCGACAAAGGAGCTAAATTGCGCCCAAAAGCAATACGAGTATTCTCCCCTATCATATCTATATATCCAACATCTTCTCCCGGACTTGCATTGCATTTAAACCAGCCATATTCAGTTATGGTAAACGATCCAATTTGAGTTGCACCTTTAAGATTTATCTTGGATGCTTCAAGTGTAATACTTTCAGGAGATTGATTTATAGATGATATAATATTATCTTTCCTGGCATATAAATTATTACCATAAGCGGTCGTCATTATTCCGGATTCTTCCGTAGGATTACCGTCGGCATCAAAATTAGCAACGACAACCCGCCATTTATCTTTATTTTGCAAGACAAAAGATGCAGCCGATACAGCATTGTCGTTAACCGTTTCCCATGACTGCGTTCCGTTTACACCGATATACCGCTTTGTTATTTTTGTCGACGGATTATACCACAATGCTCCTACGTGTTTAAATTCCTGACCTGATGGCCAAGATTGCCAAGGATCATTTGTTTGGGAATATTGTTCCTGTGAATACAAACCGCATTCAAAAGCTTTATTTGCTAAATCTGCTGCATCTTTTATGCCTTGAGTATTTGTTCCTACGGCCGAAGATATCTGATCATACTCCACGGACAGGTTTGCAACCGATGTTTCAAGTGTTTTTAAATCATTTTTCGATGCAAACAGAGAAACTGCATCCGCCTGCGTGATCCACCCGGCACTTTCTATCGTATTGTTGATATTATCCACCTTTGTGGATATACCGGACATCTGTTCTGCGGTAATCTGCAACTGACTGTCAAAGTGCACATAGATTTCTCCCGTCTCATTATCTACATAATCTTTTGTCGCCAACAGTTTGATGTATTCGTCTGTCTGGTCGATCTGTGTCTGCAACTTGACAATAGCATCCGCAATCTCATCAGCAAACAGCCCTACACCATAAATAAGTATCTCACCAGTGAACCTCAGTTCAAAATCACCTTTCCCGTTCCATTTCCCGACCTTAGACAGCTTTTGATAGCTGTCGCTTTCCGGTAGCTGTTCTTCATGATACAACTCAGTCCCCGGGATACCGAAACCGCAAGAACCGGGACGGAGAACCTTATAGAACAAAGAGAAAGAATACGTTTTTTCCTCTTCTTCCGTGTGATCCGGGATATTCATTATAGCATTCTGCTGAAGGATATACGTGTTCCTTATTCGCAGAACGTTTTGACCGTTGTCATTATAAATATCGGCAACTTGATCCTTTTCTACATAGAAGCTACCGTCCAGCCAAAGATATTCTCCACCTACGTTGATAAAGTGAACGTTATTTGCGGCTGTCCAATAGTTTGTATTCTGGCTGAAAGAAGAGTTTACAAGGATGTTACCACCTTCTGCGGATATGTCGTTACGGATACTATCAATAAGGCTTTCAAACTTGCCGTTCATGGCAATAAAGGTCTGCTCAATGGTATCTCCGTTTTGAAGAATGAATGTCGAGTTTTCAACGTATATCCCGTTCAAATAAGCCCCATAACCAGACAACTGATCGCCTCTCTGTGTCCTGATTCCTGTCAGGTGTCCAATACGGGCTTTCAACTTGCCTTCGGTGCTGGCATCAGTAATACCATCGTACACATCGATAAATGGCGCACCGCTATCGGCCGTTGTTAGATATATCAATCCCTGCCGGTCCGTATCTTCATTGTTACCCCAACGAAGGGCAAAATCTCCGGCTTCCGGTTGCCCTGTCCCTTCTATCAGAGGAATAGCTATATCAAAATAGTCACTGTCTACACCGATACAACGTCCGAAAAGATACTTGATACTGGTCGTTCCCGTCCGTGTCTGTATTCTGACACCGTCACCCTTACGCAGGTTCATAAGCATAAGACCATCCATATCGTCCATATAACAGCGATAACGGTCAGACATCACTTCTACTCTGGCTATTTTGTTGATGTCAGAAACAATCTGGCTACCTCCTAAACCGTAAATTTGGGAATAGACAATCTCGTAAGCAGTGAATGTCTTTCGAATAAAGAGGTTGTCCATCTCCCCGGTGGCCGTCGGTGTGTCTATCTGCCATCCCCAACCGGTAAAACCGGATGCAAAAGTTGGCGATCCGGTATTGCCCCCCACATAGATATCACTCCTCACACGAAGCGAATCCAATATGGCGGCGCCCGTACTCTGGATCTCCCAGCCTTTACCTTCCCAGCCGTCTATGAAAATGGAAGAGCCGATCTTCTTGTCAAAAAGTATATTCCCGTGGGCGGTATCGTCGATATCTTTGCGAAGATACATATCACTTATGTCTACATAAGCCTTATTTATCTCATATAGTGTACGCAGTGCGGAAAAAACATTTTCATCTGAAGCAGCAGTAGCATCATCCTTTTTCACGATATAAACACCAAAGCCGCCACCTTGATTCACATAAGTATTCCCTTTAAACTGAATATTATCTAACTTTTGTTCCAGTTCCCCTAATCGGGAATAGGCTGCACTTTCCCCGATTGTGTATACAGGGGAATCGTAGGGGATATCCAACTTCTTCTCAAAGCCGATTACGCGAGAGATACGACCGTTCTCAAAATACGCCTTATTTATAAGGTTTACTTTCTGCCCCGGCAACAGATTGATTTCTTTTTCTGGATTTAACAACCCATTGTTTTCATCATAACCGGAAGCCCGGTAAGAATTAAGACTGCATGTATATGTCGAAGGATCAGAAACGACCTTGTCCTTATATGCAATCGTTCTTTCCAAAAGTTCCTGTTCAGCCTGTGGAATTAGAGCGTCATTTACATAACGGGTATCAAAATTGTACAAGATATATTTATTCCCTATACCTGGAATAAGTGGGCTTTCTGGCAAAGTCTGTCCATAAGTATCATTGCGTACTATTTCAAACACTTGCGCTTCCGGGTTATCTTCCGGCAATCTTTCCGGGTTGAATTCCAAAGCAAAATCCATTCCCGAAAGGGGACCGGTCTGAAATATGACGTGCAAGTCCTGTCCGGGAAGAATATATTCTTTTTTAAATGTCAAATTCGCATCCTTGAACCGATATACAGTGAATGTGATAGGATCGCCAGAATCATCCTCATCCGTGATTTCCTTAGGAATTACTTCAGTTATCGTTCCGGTCACACGAGGATAGATGTCCTCAAAGATAATGACCGCTTCAACAACCTGCTCTTCCTCCAAGCCTTCGATAACATCCACATACGGAGTCCCAGCAGGAAGCATCAGTCTTTTTTGGACGACACCCTCGACGACTGCCCCCGTTTCTCCCTTCCGATAGTCAGAAGGGAGATTTCGAGACGATCCAAAAGCATATAGTCTTGTTGCAAAAATATCCTGACTCTGGCTCCTTGACATTGAAGATATTTCCTTCCCTATTTCCAAGTTTACAGGTTCCCCATGTTCCAAATGTCCAAGATATATTTTATCCCCATCAACCCACCATTCACATTCCCATGCCTCCGCTATTTTTGTCAGAGCATCTATGATGTTTGTGTTGTTATACTGCACAAATTTAGCTACAGGATCAACAGTGCTATCCACTATAGCTTGATATTCCTTGCCTTTAAAAGTAAATCCTATTGCACGGAGATTGGAAACGACAATGCTCAAATGCGCTTCCGGGGAACGGGTAAGGCTCCAAGATGCTTCTTTATTTCCTTGTCGATCATAAAAAAGTATATGATTCTTCCATCGATAATAATGTGATTCCAGCCTGAGTGTATAATCATATCCACCGTTAGAAGTATTAAATGTTGGGTATACTTTATCTGTTATATAATAAAGCGAGCCTTCATAATCAACATTGTCTCCTATCTCCAATCGTACCGGAGTTTCTAAAGAGAATACAATACTAATATAATCCTCTTTCATCAGCTCAAATCGATGCAATGAACTCGATCCTATTGATACTGACAACTTGATTCTGTCTGATATGTCCCTTATATCAATCATATGTTCAAAGTTCAGGGATAAAAAAAGGAAGTCCAATTTTCTGAACTTCCTAAATACGACAATCATTTTATTGTCGTGAATTAATCTCTATCATCAGGATTAGGCTCTTCAAACTTAACGGACAACCGGCTGTTCATACGTGACCGATCAAGGGCAAAACTTGTAGATTTTTTATACACAAGGGTAAAGGATATACCAATAGCCGGAACCCGAACTATAACTTTCCCTCTTTGAAGTTCCGAAACAAACTTTGCATAATTGGACAAATATTCTTCGGGAGTATCGCCGTGAATATTAAACGTCAATGTCACATCACGACTTGAAATTTTAGGATTGTTATATATTACCATCTTCCCGTTTTCAAGGCGGCTTTCGCTTTCTATAAAATCCTTATTGCCGGCAGGAGTAAGAAGGTTCTGAATAAAGCTTTCCCCCATAGCAACCCTATATGTTCCCCAAGCATCATTACTGTTTATAAATAAGTCTCCCAACATAATCTATAATATTTTTGCAGTTCCGTCATTTATAATATCGACTTCACATCCTCCGATATTTACAACTAATATCACGGAATAGTTAGTTGCTTCTATTTTAGCCTTTCCCCCGTGCATAAGCATTACCTTATGAACCTTTGTATTATCATCATAAGACAAGCTCGCAATGGTATTTCCTACTACTGCAACATTCGGTTTATTGCAGAGTTCAATATATCCACAATCCACATAAACCCCAAACGGTTTCACATTCTTGGCCATCCCCCTAAATGATTCTAGGGGTGGATAGTTGTTATGTTCGCAAAACTCCCGGCCTTGTGGGGAAAAGAAAAGCCAACACAAACTTTTCCAGTCTGTAGCTTTTCCTGACTCACAACAAGCACCTAAAGAGATTGCTTTCTGCATTATATCATGAACTTTCATACTATAAATTATTTGTATTGTTTTCTATCTTTGTCAACTTGGAAACTACTTCTTTTAATTGCTTTACCGTATCTCCGGTATTATCACTAATTTGCTGCAATTCTATATATATATTAGCCATCATCACGCGAGTTTCATCTGCAATATCATACAATGACGCAATTCTTATATTTATCGAATCAATACTTGCACTTATATACAGCAGATTTGCAATCTGATTAGAACTCTGCAAATACAAAAGAATTTCTTCCCCAATCATTTGCAAAGCCGTAAATCGCCCATTCAATTCATTCGCTGAATCTTGAGACATTACTTCAAATCCTCCGCTTGTTGCCTGTTGCTCATATTTGCTTTCATCCTTTAGCCATTTGCCAGAATTTTCAAATATTTCTTGTGCCTCCTTGTCCATCTTTTCCTTCAACTTATTCAATTCGGCTTCTTCCCATGGCGACACGATACCGTCAGACATATAATCCGCCAGCTTATTCATAAACTCTTCTACAGAAGGAGAAAGCTTGTCCTTTAAAAAGTTTATGATGGCTGTTTTTATTAGATTCTGAACAATTTTCATTGAAGACTTTGCAGCATCTTCTCCCGAAGCCCATGCTTCAGCATAAGCTTGTGCAAATTCATCAATGGCAGACATTACATCGGTACCCGTAATAGCCTCTACAGCCTTCTCTTTATTTTCCTCAAGCCGGTTATCGATATCTTCTAATTGTTTCTGCCATTCCTTTATTCGGTCATCGTCAGTTTTTTTCTTGTTCTGTTCTTCCTTAATCTGTTGCTGAATAAGTATTTTTTGCTGCTTTAAAAGCTCATCCTGTTGACTTATAAGCTGTGCAGCACTTGTAGAATAAGCCTTTTCTATAGACCTTCCCAGCTTTTCATATGACGCATCAAGTACATCAATCTGATCCTGTAATTTCTGGATGCGCTTTTCATTCTTTTTATCATGAATTTTAGCGATAGCGGAAGCCAAGGAAGAAACGACGCCAATAGCTGCTCCAGCTGCGGCTCCAATGGGACCAAACATTGCTCCGGCTTGCGCTCCTTGCATTGTCGAATTAACAGCATCCATTGCGATATTCAAACCTTCAGCTATACCACTAAATACCCCACCAAACGAGTCGCCCAGCTTGCCAAATGTATTAGACAAAAATTGGACCGAAGAAGTAACCTCATTTACACCTTCATTTATAAGCTGCAATGATTCCGTTAATTTCTTAGGATCATTCCCTGCGGCGAAAAAACGTTTTAAGCCTTGTGTTACTTTATCAAATGCAGGCTGTAAAGTCTCTGCTTGATCTTTTACTCCCCTTAGCGATTCACTGGCCTGCCGTATAGCTTCCGGTACTTCTTGCCAGCGTCTAAATTCATCTTCTGTTATACCGAGTTTAGAGCCAACAGTTGCGTTCCATTTACCATTGTTGATAAAATCAAGTGCTTCCTGACCTTTTGAAGCAAGTTCTTGCAGCTCCTTCAAAGATTTATCGCGCATATCGCCAAAAAGAGCAATGATAGCATTTGAAGAATTTTTGGTCTTAATTTCAAGATCAAGCAATTCTTTATCCCATTGCTTACCAAGCATCAATTTTTCACCTTCCGTTTCAGCATCAGCGATCTTTTGACCATATTCGACTGCAAGAGCCATTTTCTTCTCCTGGTAAGAACCATATTCTTTCAAATAATCATTCATAGCCTTACGCTGGGCTTCAACCTGCTCATATTCCACTTCTTGAGTAGAACGCATACGGGTAGTTTTTGCCTGCGTAACGGCCGTTTTTATTTCAACAGTCTGCTCTTGCGTCAGTTTTCCTCCTTGCGCCTCCCTCCATTCTTTCTCCTTTTTACGGATAGCCTCTATTTCACGATCGTAATCATATTCTATTTGGGCAATGCGCTTATCGGAACCTTCCTCCATCAGATCAATCCGGGATTGCTCGTTACGATGTTGAAGTTCTAACAGTTCGTTATTTATTCTTTCCTGAACCTGTTTTTGTTTCTCTGCTTCTTTTTTCTGCTTTTCAGTTTGTTCTTTACCGATAGAGGCCTTATTAAACGCAACATATTCATCTCTCATTTTCTCCAGTGCAGATCCTCCTATGTTTGCGGCATCAGCAGCAGCAATCAATTCTCCTTTTGCTTCATTTACTCTTCTATTGTACTCTTCTTGATCTATGATGAACATTGATAATTGTTTATCCAGATTAGATAGAGTTTCTTTATATGTGTCAATAGCTGAGAAGTCTTTAAATAATATATCTGTCTCAGGTGTAGATGTTATCTTATACGCCCCTATTAATTTATCATTTGATTCATTCAATGCTTTAATTTGCTCATTCGCATTATTGAGCTTTTTAGTATATAAACCTATTTGATCTGTTAAGGCAGCAATTGCAGGGGCATTGCTATTCCACATATCATTGCTTTTCTGCTGTTTTTCTAATTCCTTGTTCAATTCAACAAGTTTTGCTTGAGCTTCATTTCTCCTATTAATGGCATCCACCATTTTATTCTCATTTTCAGAAATTTGATTTGATATAATTTTAGCAGAAGCGACATCTTCCAAACTTTTATATAGATCATCATAAGCGTTTTTAGCATTGCCAATTAATATTATTTCAGTTCTTAAATTTCCGAAATAATCCGGGTATAACTCTTGCAATTTTTTAGCAGCAGCTGTTCTTTCATTAATTGTTCGAGTTGCATCTTGGGTTATTTTATATAATATTTTGGCTTGAGCGACCTCCTCCGCAGAACTTTTTGCAGAATCAGAATGTAAGCTGTTTAATATTTTTTGTGTTTTTGTAACTGAATCTATTGCATTATTTAGTCCAAACAAATTCTTCGTCCATTCGATAATATCCTTCCCATAGACAGACAGCATTGTTATTGCAACAACAAGTGCTGTTTGCCAACTGAAAATAGACGAAATTAACTGTTTCCATACAGGAGTCACTTTAGCTACATCATTGTTTCCGGCCGCAACAGCCGCTTTAAAAGCCTTGTATTCTGCCGACGCTTTCTTTAACTCGCCTGCAAGCATAGGGAGGTTGTTTGATATGGCCAAAAAGAAAGTATTCCATCCTATAGCTAAAGATGGCAATTCTCTCGCTACTTGTTGTACCGACATTCCCAAACCATTCCAGGCAGAAGCGTAGTTTCCTACATTTCTTTGATATCGGCCGGTAGCCTGTTCTGCCGCACTAATCTCGGTATTCAACGACTGTATCTGCTTTTGCAAATCGGTTCCGATCGCAGCCTTTCTATCCGAAGCGGACAGACGATCATATTCTGCATTAAGTAATGACAACTGTTTTCTCAGGGAAACAAGAGAATCCGCTGCCACCCCTTCTATTTTTATATTGTCGGAATATTCTTTTCTGAGTTTTTTTAGAGCCTCATTTTCTATTGTATATTGGTGAGTTATTTCCTTTAATTCAGTCAAGATATTTGATCCCTTTTGCCCCCTCTTGTCTATATCAGACAATGTCAAATAAGACTTATTTAGTTTCTTGACATCTTCATTTAAGGCTTTGACTTTCAGCTGTTGTTCAACAAATACATCCGTAGCATTATTAAGCTCCGATGCCATCTGTCGTGCGCCTTCCATTACTCCATTAGATACATTAAGCTGATCTATAATACGTTGATAATTTTGAACCTGCTGCTCATATTCTTTCAGTTTTTGTGTCGATTCCTGATATTTCTTATTTAACTCTTCGAAACCCTTCATGTCACCAGCAACATTAAAGTCTTTAAGAGCCGTTTTCAGAGCTTCTACCTCTTCTCTGAGTTTTTGCACTTCTTGCCATTTGGCAGAAACATCAAAACTAAGTTTTGCCATAAATTACCCCTCTTTCTTTGTCCGGTTCAATAAATAACGTCCGTCTCGCTCGATAATCAGATCACCTGTGACTTGGTGTAGAATATCCTTTTGCATTAATAATAGATTTCTATATGGAATACGATACACTATCTCATTATAAGTTAGCTTTAAAGTTTCCATGAATGTGGCAATTTGCCCCATCATCGTCTCATTGCCTATTACTTTGGTATCGCCGCCATTCTTGCCACGCTCTCGGCTAAGGCGGCACAGACGAAAAAATCCTCTGCGGAGATTAGATTTATAACCGTTTCAAGTGCTTCTTTCAATTCCTTCATTGTCGCATCTTGAATCTCCGTATATTTATCCGGATCGTCAAAAATGAAAACAGACAATCCCTTTAGCAGATTCTCCAAATCTTCTTTTGCTTTACTCAGTTCTTCTTTACCTGTTGTGGTACGATCTATACAAGACAGATATTTTATTGATTTACATATAACAGCTATTGTAGGAGACTGAATGGTATATGCTTTACTTCCCAAAATGACGACTTTGAGGTCATTGCCTAAAATAGCGTTAGCGACTAAATTTGCTGCTTTGTTCATTGGATATTCATATTAAGCAAGAAAGGGACGGGCAGAATGTATCCGCCTGCCCCTTTCTGTTGTGATTCATTAATGGTACTTTAAATTCCCTTTAAAGTTTTGCCTTCAACATCAAACTGATATTCGGATGCAATGGTAGTCGAAACCTTCAAAGGAATGGCTGAAATAGCTAAACCAACGGCTCCATCGGTAGACGCTCCGCGCCCGATAACATTTGCTTTAGGGAAAATAATCGCTACATTATCATTAGATACAGCAACAACGCATTTATAACGCTGTTCCCCTGAGTTTCCTCTTTCCCAGCCTTTGCTATCATCTAATGGTTTACCACCCATCAATTCTGCCTTAGTGTCAAAGTCATAGGCGCCAATCGTCCAGTTTAGACTTACTGATCCCGCTTCAAAAGATGATCGGTATGTCTGTCCGGTCAATTCGTCCTTATACTCTGTTGTTGTACCGTCTTCTTCGGTAAACTCATATGTACCTTGATGTACATTGGGAACTTCTTTGAAAGAAGTAAACAATGATTCAAGTGTTGCATAAGTTGGAGCTGCTTCTAATGGCTCTCCATAAAGAATTTGCTTTACTCCAATCACGGATACTGTTCTTCCTGCCATATTCTTATTCTTTTACATTTAATACTTGAAATAATATTCTCACATTTACATAGAAACATTTTAAATCCCTGTTTTCTTCTATCCTTGTCGTATCGACCTCGTATGTATAAGATGTACCGTCGTAAGTAGAAGTGGCATGTAATTCCTTGACAGCCAACCTTTCTAAAGCATTAAGTCTTGTAAGAGGAGCTGTTCCTTTACGATCAAGATAAGGGATACAGATATTCACATGAACAAATCCTGCTTTCCAATAGATGCCCGGCTCTACCGAATTAACGATAATAACAACCCGCTCGGACTTCACGTCTCCTTCGGGAACCGCTCCGTCTTTATACACCTTCTTGATTCCCAGTTTTTGGGCATCTTTATAAAGTATAGTCTGTATGTCTGTTGTAACTATCATTGCAGCATTGTCCTTACTGTTATCTCTGCATCATCAATCACACATAATCCCTTGCTATTGACAAAACTTGCATAATCCATACCCGCAACGACAATAAGTGTGAAACCTTTCGATTTACAGGCAAGGCTTCTCGCATATTCAAGACCTTGTCGGCTTCCATCACTACCATCGCCGGACTTACCTCGCGCCCAAAACTGGACTGTTTTCCGCGCTTTGGTGGTGAAATATACCTTTTCGTAGTTTTCTCCACGTCCCTGAATCTGCTTAAATCCTCCCTCTTTGATTATCTTTCCATCCTGAGCCACCACATAGCCTAACGAACTGCGTAGATTTCCCGTAATATTGTTATATTTCCCTTCTCTAACAGCCGTTTCATAAGCCCTTTCCCCCATCTCTACAAGATGAGCGAATACTTCGCTAAAAACTTCTTCAAAGAAGTTATCAACATCTGAAAAATCATATTTAGCAGTAATTATTCCAGCCATATTTGTCCATAGTTTAGATAATCCGTTGTCATAGGATTGATTACTATCCCCTCACCACGAATAGAACCGTCAGCATTCAAAACACGAACGACATCTCCGGCATTAATTTTTACCTTTTCTGTCACAACACGATATTTGTAAGGGTAAGTAACACCATTAACTGTATAGGCACGGTCAGCACTCTGATCGTAACATTTACACTTACAAACTAGCTCCCAACTATCTTCGCCTGTTCCCTGAATAGGATTGCCATCTTTGTCGTATTCGTATTCCTTTACGACTTTCCTTTCTAATATGTGAGGTGCATAATACATTACCAATACATTGAAGCGTCAGAGATTCTACTTGATAAAACATCCTCTATGCCTAATTGCTTACATAACAATGAATAATACACTTTGATACCGTCCTTATCCCAAGAAACAGAAAACCCACTCTCATTAACAGATGTAGGACGAGCCAGCAATGATGGAATAAATTCGGCAATAGCCTTATTTACTTCATTTATATTATCTTGAGCAATCTCACTTTCAAGTGATATAGAACTATTCAAAGTTATATCCACAAGATCGGCCTCCGACAATTCAATGCCGAAGGAGCCGATCTTTTGTGTTATGTAATCAGCGATTTTCATTATCAATCGGGTTCTGTGTTCAACGACGCAATACCATTGATCTCCGTGATCACAGGCAAAGCAAATGTTTCAGCCTTTACAAACTCAACACCATTCGAGTTCTGAGTTTCACCTACTCCCCATTGAGCTACACGAATGCGACCATAGTTGGAATAAGTAACGCCGGGTTCAGGCCTTAATTCGTTATTGACATAGGCATTTTTGATTGTCCCCAAACTGCCGGAAGGAATAAAGACAAGGTTCTTTGCATTCCACGGATTGTAAGGGGTGAATGTACCATTGTTCTGAATCAAACACTGACGTCTAACCGGTTCCAAGACCGGCAATTCATTAGATCTCATAAATTCGTTGAGATTATTCAGCAGCAATGGGCTATTCTGCTTATCTGTTCCGAAAATTACCTGCTTCATCTTCTTGCTTCGAAGAATATAAGAAATTTTAGAAGGAGCAAGCAAGATACGATCAAAGACTACTTTATCGGAGAAAGCATCTACGATGGTCTGAATATCTTCGAATACATCTACATTAGCAATGTTCTCATCATTCCATTTCAGAGTAACCTTACCTTTATTTTCGGCAGGCATGTTATAATCGATAGTCGTTTTAACACCACCCTCAGGGTTATTCGTTTCATCCAATGTGGCAATACCTTCATTAGATAACGCCCCCATAGCGATGATATCCAGTTTTGCCTGTACGCCTTGAACCGGAGTTCTAACATTACCCCACATCAGGTCAATAAGCTGTCTTTTTGCGACTTCTTCCGGAATTGATTTGCTGTCCAGAATTTCCAGAATCTTTCTGTAATCATCAATGGTCAAAGGCAGTGTAATTGCATGGTGGAGCACCTTTTGAGCAATAGTTTCAAGCCCATGAGTGCCCAATACCGGTTCTTTCGACTTATCGTCAATTGTTGCAGCCGCGATAGTGACATTATACTTGCCTTTGATTTCTTCGAAATTTAACCCAATGGTAGGATAATCCCAACTGAAAAATCTTTCATAGAACACGTTATCGAATAACAACTTATGTTGTCTTGATACCGCATCAAAACGCAATTGAGTTTGCCTTGTGAGCTCTCCAAAAAGAGAACTATACTTTAATCTTTCTGCCATAGTATTACTGTTTTACGTAAATAATATTAGGGTTGTTTTTCATACAGATACCCTGCATCCATGAAGCGGGTAATTGCACTGTATATCCCAAAAGGACAACTGCGTCATACGCAGCCGAAACAGTGTCTTGATCACCGCCGGACAAAGGTTCAGTGTCTTCACCAACAACCGCGTTTGGTTCATACTTGGCCGCAGAACTACTTGTAGCCGTCGCTTCAATAAGAACATCGTCTGCCACAAGCCCCGAAATAGCAGACGACAATGTCAATACATCATAATCTGCATTTGACGTATCAATGGAAGATACCGTAACACCGGTTGTTTCCCCCTCCTTCATTACGATATCATTAATCTGAAATAAAGTTCCTTTAGGGACTCTCGGTTTTGTGGTTGTTCCGCCAAATACGACTTTTGCATATTTGGATACAGCCGCAGTAAGGGTTCCGATAACAATATGTAATGGTGTCCCTTTGGGAATTACTGTCCCTTTTGGGAAAGTCTGCAACAGTTTATATCCTCCAGGGAGGATTTTGGCTTCTCCACGCCAAAATACCGGCATGTTGCCAGCATAAGATTTACCTTCGAATTTAACTCCCATTTGTTTCTATTTTTTAATGGTTAATTTGCATCTGGAAGACCTTTTGCCCATTCTTCAGCCATTTCTTTAGATTTTTCCTCTGAAGTAGACAGAACGCCAGATGCGTTACTACTCTCAAGCCCTGCGGTAACAATGTTTTGCTTTACGCCTGCCAAGTAAGAGTTAATTGCAGCCTCATCCATTTCCGGGGTGATGGCAAATCCCTCTTTGACTCTCCATTCCGGTATACCTAGTTCTTTCGCCTTAGAAGCGATCATATTAGCCCTTACAGCCTGCTGTTCCTTTGCTTTATAAGCATTAAGCTCTTCTTGAATGGGAAGCAGTTTTGCAGTAAGTGCGTCTTCAATCATCTTCTGCAAATCGGGTTCGTTTTTTTTCTGCTCGCCCCCACCAGCAGATTCTTCTTTCTTTTCCCCTTTTGCTTTATTGACAGCATCAGTTACCCGCTTATCAATACCACTCTGAAGAGAAGACAAGAATGTTTTTTGACCATCAACAACGGCCTGTAGATTTTCATCAGTTACAAAGCCTGTATTAGCAAGAGCTTCGGCCTGTCCCTTCAAGATTTCATCGCTTAACCCAAGATTTGAATAATTCTGTTTTAAGGAGTTGAAAATTTTATCTTTCATGTTTGATCGTTTTTAATTCAGCATAAAAGTATTAAGTAGCTAATTGGGAGAGAAATATTTAACTTAATGAAATACGACAATAGATTCATTGTCGTAAAATTGTGCCACTTTATAACAAAAAACAATACCATATAAATAATAATCCCTATAAGAAGAATAGGATTGTGTCTTCTTGCAGGGATTATTATATTCCAACCGACTGTTGCTTGTCACTGCTTGATCGGCTGCGCATGCGCCGGCACATCCTTTAAATCGTACGGTCCCGGTGTCATAGCCTGTATGCAGAGGTACAATACTCCGTCCTGCGTGTAGTACTTGTTAAATTCAAGTGCCATATTTTGCTTATATGGAATAGGATCTTCTATCGTGCCGGAATGTTCTTCCGCGTCTACTATTTTCCACAGGCTTAGGGTGGCTGTGCTAGGCTTCCAGTTATCTTGTGTGAGATGGTCTTTAACACATTCCCAAAGGACATTATCAACTCGGTATCGTTCGCCAGTTTTGACGTTTATTCCGGTTTCCCATTCGGGGTATCGATCTTTGACCTGTAAGGCTTCCGACGGGGAAAGGTCATATGTATTTATCTCTTCTGTAGCCTCCTTGTCCAGTTCGTCCAAAGCCAATAATCTGCTGAACTGCCTATTGATTACGGGTTGTTCTCCTTCTGAATAAGTCCATTCTTCACTGTTCAGTAGTTCGACAAAAGACGGATCGCTAAAACTATAGCGAGGAAAATCTTCATCATCGAAGGGTGCAAGGTATTCCTCATGAAGGATCACCTTGCTCTGATCCGTGCTTGTCCTCATTTCCGGTAGGACTTCTATTCCGTGGGACTTGCACCACACGATGTTTACAATTGCGTATTTCATATCCAATTAATTTTTGATTAATTCAACTCCTATAATATCTTCGTAATCAATATAGTGCATTATTGGAACACTATTATCATCATCAGCCATTATTTCAACACAAGCAGAACTGCCATTGAACGCACCTTCGATTGTTATACCTGTTAATTGCCTAAAGAATCCGAAAAATTTCTTTGGTCTGATAATCCTAATACGGACAAGATCATTCCAAATTATTCCTTTCTCTTCGCAAATAGATTTAAACTTCTCGGCTGTCATAATTCGATTAGGTAATTATATACAAGTTTACACCTGTAATATTAGTTAATAAATTTCTTAACTGGGTTATACCCAAACCCTGTATAGGGTGGCATTACTGCATCCCCTTTTACTTTTCTCATGATGTTATAACTTCCGTTGACATCAGCATTAAGTAAGATTCCATCTTTTGTTCTAAAAAGCCCTCTCTTAATTCTTTTACCAACGTAAGTATCATGGTGTTCCACAGATTCTAAATCAAAAGAACTGCATTTTGACGTATGAGATTCGTTTACTTCAACAAATCTTAGCCCTTGTCTTTCTGATTTATACCTTAACATTGATATGAACATATCGAAAGGAATTGAGACAAAATTCTGATTGTTTCTTTTGCCAAGATTGGATTCTTGTTTCCATCCATCATTATGTCCAACTATCAATGTTGTTATATTATCTTCCAAACAAGTATTGATTATTTCTTTACTTGCCTTGTGAAGATAATCCTTTACTTTGTTGTTTCTCTTTCTTGTAAGAGACATTAACCGTCTTGAATTTTCTTTTCCATTTACTTTTTTTAATTGTTGTTGAATTTTCGATCTTTTCTTGTTGTAATACTGATTGATGGATTTTAATTTCCTTCCATCAATCAAAACAGGTTTATTGTTTGTATTAGTTACAATAGAAGCTAAATTGTTTACACCCAAATCAATAGACATGACCCTATTGTTATCGGGAAGCTGTTCTTTTACAGAAGATTCATAAACAACTTCTATAGAATAACAATCTGCTTTAGGAATAAATCGAACTTGTTTTACAGAACCTTCTTTGCAATTCGTTTTCAAAGGTGACAATCCTTCTTTCTTTGGAAAGAAAATGAAGTTTCCTTTGTGCTTAAACTGCGCATAAGAATAAGAAAATACATTTCTACCTTTTGTTTTATGTTTATATCTCGGAAATTTTGGACAACCGGTAAACTTTTTGTTATCCCGTTTCCAAGACTTGATAGCAGAAAAATAAGATTTTAGGTTCTTGTCTAAAGCCATAAGAACTTGTTGAGAAGATGATCCACTCATTGCTCTATAATCTATATTATTTTCTGCTACCATTTTCTTATTAAGTTCTCCTGCTCTTATCCACTTCCCCGTACAAAGAAACTCTTGTTTTATTGTATATAAAGCAGCATTATACAAGTTCTTAGACAAGAAACAAATTCGATCTAAATCTTTGTATCTCTTATCATTTACAGAAATAATATGTTGTTCTACCAAATACATGACGCAAATATAAATAGAATATTTGAAATTTCCTATTTAAAATCTACAACTTTAAATATTTCTGTAAACTGGTATATAGTTACCTTCTATTATTATTAAATTTTTAATGTTACTTTGCTTTTAGGGTTTGGAGGTAGTTGTAGGCTTTGATACAGTCGTCTTTGGAGAGAACTGTAGGATAAATCGCTAAGTTTTTGAAAGCAATTTTATCATATTCTGATTTATTATCATAATGACTTGCAATCAATAATTCAGAATTACTACTTGTGATATCTTGAGGAGTAGTATCAATTTGCTCCGTCCAATCACTTTTATATAACACACCATTGGAACAAAAAGCCCTTAAAGACTTAGTATGAATTAGAGTAGCGTGTGATATACGATTGATAAACAAAGATAGACCTAAATCATTATTTCTAATAATAAAACTACTTTGTTTTCTTAAACTAGAAACATTAATATTTTGAAGGAGGGTCCATTCACCAACAACCGTAAAATCCTTACCCATTCCAAAAGATGACGAAACTATCTTATCATCCACCCCATCAGTAACTAGATAGCCTTCGTATTCGGGGATTTGCTCGAT